TGATAGCTAGATATGAAAGACCAGGGGGTGGTGCAAATAATAATGGTACTTTTGACAGAATTCTTGCAATGATTGGTCCAAATTATCAATATGTTGATGCGGGATCAGGAACTGGTCACACTCACTCACATACTTTATCTGGTACTCTAACAGGTAATGTTGATACAAGTTTAACTGGTTCTGTTACAGCGGCAGGGACAAATTCATTCTCGCCATTTGTGGTGGTAAACTATATTATAAAGCATTAGGAGATATTGATGGCAACACAAATAGTAATTTTAAATGGTGATTCCGTACAACTTGATAATGAATATGTTATTACATGGGATAAAAAAGGTACTGCTTGGCAAGATGCTTGGTGTCCCAACACTATTCATGCAGTAATTTGGAACAATTTATTAGGACAAAACGAAATTCAAACTAAAGATCCTTCTACTGGAAATATGGCAGGTAATACTAATTTAAATGCAACAAGTGATGCTGTAGGATCAACTACAATAGCTGCTTTACTAACATGGGGTGAAACAAGAAAAGGGCAGATAGAATCTGCAAAAATTGATCATGGCAATTATGTAGAAAACGCTCAAACTTCATGGGTAGACGCGGGTAATTCAATAGATGATTTTATTGAAAGTAATAGTGCGACCGCTAGTTTTATTGACTGGGATAAAACTTGGGAAGACTTCGACGAACATCTTTCCTAATCATAATCTTTTCCTTTAGTAGGTGAGTCTTCTTTAATATAAGAAAAAGGACCATTTATATCCACATAATGAATAAATAATTGATGATGCCAACATTTTTGTGGTTGATTAAAAATAGGTCTCCAATGTTCTATTTCACAACCTTTATATATAACACCATCACCTTCTTTAATTATAATGGGAACATCTTTCATACAAAGAGGCCATTGATATGTGTCGTCTTCATACCAATGTTTTAAAGTTATTGAAGCACTTATTTCACAAGCTTTTCTATCTTTATGTTTTTTTAAATAAGCACCGCCCATATAAACTCTATTATAAGAATAAATAGGTCTTAAATTTAAACCTGTTTCTTTTTCCATAATAGGTTTTAAATAATGTAAAACATGATGATAAATTTCTGATTTATATGAATCGGTAGAAAACGACATAGGCACTTGCTTGTCTCCTTTACCTAAATTTTTTAAACTCCATTCAGATAAAAATTCAACTATGCTTAAAGACAAAATATTTTTTACGTATTTGTATTTATCTTTTTTTAATGAATCCATGTAATGACTGCGTGCCTGTCCCCATTAGTTACAGGAGTTACTCTGTGAGGATAACAAAAATTACTTGGAAATACACAAGCACTACCAATTTTTTTCTTAATTAAAAATTCGTCATTAAAAAAAGAAAAATCGCCTCCATCATAATCTTCATTAAGAATAAATGATATACTTAAAACTCTAGGAGCTAAATCAAAATGATCTACATGTGTTGTATACTCTCCCTTTTCAGAACCTCTATAAAGCAAATGCTGATATCCTGTATCTTCTACAGTTAAACCTGTATTAAAAAAACCAAAATCTTGGCCGTATTTTTTTAAAATATTTCCAACAGCAGTGTAAAGATCTTTGTTATATTTTTTATTTAATTGTTTTTCATGACAGTTTCTTTTTTTACTAATTTCACTATCATTAACCATAGCTCGTTGAAAATCTTTTATTCCAACGTCCTTTACTATTTCTTTACACAAATCATAATCTAATACGTTTTCATAACATTTAATATAGTCTTCAATTTTAATCATTTAAAACTTTTTTTACTCCAAAAATGTTTTTTGTATCTATCTATTAATTCAGTAAATACTAATTTTAATGTTTTACCATGAAGTTTTTCAAAATAATAACCACTCCATTTTTTCCAAGGTTCTCTTTTAAAGGGAATAAGTTGAACCATAGGTTCTCCTTTTTTAATAATAAATTGTTCATCACGTTTGTTTAAAAGAAATGGAAAGTTAATTAAATTTATATATTTATCTGTGTCAACTATACCAGGTATTATATCAAATCTATTTTCTATTCTATTCATAGGTTTTACAAATAAACAACTGTAACCTGGAGGTGTTTTAATAAGCCACTTATTCATAAACTTTCCTGCGTGTGATTTTGTTAAATTAGATAACTGACTACTTTGATGAAAACTAACATCAACTGGTTCCCTACTAGCGGGAGTAATAGTAAACTCATCTTCGACAGGGGTAATTACATAATCTTGATCAAAAGGTATTATATAACCAGCCGTTAAAGAATCTAAAAAAGGCATACATGTTTTTAAAGTTGGATGAAAAAAATTTTTATGTTTAAATCGTTCTAAATCTTTATATTCTTTTGGAATAACCTGTGAAGCTGGCTTAGGATGTGGCCACACATTGACCCATTCTTTATCAGAAGCACAAAAAATAATTTTTTTATCAAACATTAATTTAACTCCTTTGTAAGTTTATATTTAAATGTAGCAATCATTCTTAAATCAGTGCACACTCTAGACACCTCTCTAGCAGCGTGAGGTATAGACCCATCAAATAAAATTACTCTTGCTGGTTTGGGAAGAATAGATTTCCACAAATCATTATTTGTATTTAAAAAATAAGTTTCTCCTCCATAAGTTATATCCCAATCTTTATTTAGATAAAACATAATAGTAAATACTTCATTTAATTTAGTTTCTCCCTCATCTTGATGAATTTCATGCATAAAACCATAAACGTAAGCACTTGCATACGCTCTTGATAATTGAACAAATTTTGTTAATTTTTTTTCTTTTAATATTTCATTGGCGTATTGAAAAAGTTTTTTATCTATTGTATTTTTTTTATTTAGTTTATAAAAAAATTTTTTATTATTTGAACCAGTCACTGCTGATCCACTGTAACTCCATGTTTTGTTATCTCTAAACTCTCCATAAAACATGTCTACATCATTATGATCATAGTAATTATCATAAACTTCAAATAACAAATTTTGATCTAATTCATTCGCTACAAGAATTGATTGAATATTTTCCGAACCAGTTTCTTTTAACACTTCTCTAGGTGTATTATTAAAGATCCATACTAGTTCTTCAGCTTCTTTACCTATTATATTTTTAATATTTTCTCTATTTTTTTCAGTTTGAAAATTAAAAATATCATTTCCATAAATACTATGAAATAAACCCGCAAAACAAACATTTTCATCGTGATTTGTTTTTTTTAAAATATTATAGACTCCAACTAGATGGTCAAAAAATGTTTTATTTCCATGTGAAATTTTATCAGTATTTTTAGAAATTAAATAATTTATAGAGTTATGATATTTAATCATCTTGAGTTACAAAATTAAAAGACATAGATCTTCTAACTTCTCCTTTTATTTTTGTTTTAAAAGGCATTACGCAATGTTGATGTGAAGCTTCAAAAATATAAAATTCTCCTACTTTAGGTCTCATCCATCCTGTGCTAATACCGTTAACGTTATTAAAACCTAAATCGCCATCTCTAAATTTGTGAGGATCTTTTGCATCATTAATAAATTCAGGAACTTTTAAAAATAAAACAGTGGACCACCCAGTTAAATTATGATGAGTGTGAGGAGGGTTGTATTCTCCTTCTTTCATATCATTCACCCAACAACTTATAATTCGCAAAGATTTTTTTTCTGCTAGTATATTCGCTTTGTACAAATTATCGATGTAATCGTTCATGCAATCAACAATAGATTTTGATATTTTAATTTCTTTTAAAAGATGAGTAATCTCTAATTCAGAATCTAATCTACCTGCTAGCCTTAAACTAAAAGAATTTAAATTTTGTTTTTCACTTTCGTATTTTAAATTAAAATCTTTTATTTCATCCAAAGGAATTTTATACCTTTTAATAATCTTGCCAAAAACAAAAGTCTCAGATTCTATCATTCTTTTTCTGTCTCTTTCATAACATAAATTTGCTGTCAAGAAAACAATTATAAAAAGATTACTTGATAATTACTACAGACGTGTTTAAATTAGATCTCACCCAAAAATTATAAATCAAGGAGATATTATGGAAAATCAAGAAGTATTGAAGGCTATAGCTACCCTTGCTGATAAGGTGAGTCGTACCCACGAACGTTTATTAGCAGTGGAAAGAGACAATGAAAGACTACAAAAAGAATTATTAGAACACAAAAAAATTTCTCACATACATACAATTCAAGGTAAGCCACATAACTCCGATGCGACTGTTATGGTAACAGGTTTAGATTCAGATATGGAATGTGAAGCTTGTAGCGCTTAATTAAAAAAATTAGCTATAGAGTATCTAAAAGAACCATTACCTGACCATTGTAGGGGTGAATGAAAAACATCTGTTGTAAAAAAAATTGCTCTATTGCATTTAAAACCTACATGAATACTAAGTTCATGACTTTCTAAATTTTTTTTATGATAAAAACCTGTGCCGTTATTTGTTGATTCTTCTCCATACATATAAATTAAACATTGATGTGTTGCTCCTGTGTCTGTATCAGTGTGAGGTCTAGGCATATCACTAGCTCCCACCATAGTGTAAGTTGACTCTATAAAATTTGAAATGTTAAAATTAAATTTTTGTTGAATTAAATTTTTAATTTCATTTTCAACATCACAATAATTAGGTAATTTATGTGTGTGCCAATAAGATCCTTTATTTGTTTTTATTTTATTAACTCGAGGAGGTATGTATTCAACAGAAGTCATCTGTTGAACTATTTTATTGTATATATCTAAAGGAAAAAAATCTTCTTCTATAAATACTTTACTCAGGAGTTACGCCTAACATATCTGCTAAAGAAGGTGCAAATACTTTTACATCTCTTTTAATTTTTTCAATAGTTGTAGAAGTATTAGGGTTATCAATGTCAGCTTGCATAGCCTCTTCAGATTCATACTCTGCACCAGTATCAATATTGGTTATAGTCGTTTCAGTTTTTACTTTGTAGTGTGGAATCTTTCTTCCATCTTCAGTAGTAATGTGACCTAATAATTCAGCAGGTTCAACTATTGGCATCTTCGTCTCTCCAATTTATATTAAAACTAATAATAACTCTATCTTCATCAGAATTATTTGTTTGTACTTCATGTTGTAACCATGATGGGAAAAAAATCAAGGAATTTTCAACAGGTTCCCATTGTACGCTGTGAGCGAGGTGTATAGAGGCTTTATCTGTTTTCGGAGGTGATAGTACCTCTGACTGTGGTTTAGGCTCTAAGAACACAATATTTCCACACTTTTTAGGAGCTTTTAAATAAAATACACCAGATAAATAGTTATAAGGGTGTGTATGTACATTGTTTCGTGATCCAGGTGGGTTTATCATACCCCACATACCCGTCATCTCAGGATTGTAATTATCTTGTACGTCCATGTGATTAAAACAGTCTTTTGCATATTTAAGAATGTCACCAACTAAAGGTCTAAATTTTTTAATACTATATATTTCATCATGACTGTGCCAACCACCAACATTGGACCGTGGCATACCCATCTCATCTTTTTCTCGTAGTTGATAGATGCTATCAATAAGATGTTCGTGGCCTTTAAGTTGTAGTGAAAATACGGGGGTAATAAATAGAGAATGTAAGTTAATCAGAGTTGTCCTTTCGTGACCTCCATAAAACTTGCTATAATGTGCACCTGATTGGCAG